CTGCCCTAGAGAATGAGAGGCGACTGAAAGTGAACCCAAGACTATGGAGTTTGTGGATGCGTTTTCTCGCTCTGTTTCCTCACAGATGCCAAGGGTGCCGGCAATGGGTATGGCCTTCACAGCATCCATGCTACAGCGACCGAAAGTGGTTTCACAAGTTATGTCTCAGGCAATAGCCAAAGCTCAATGATCAACCGGGTGTTTGGCAGCAACGTGAGCTATGAGTTTGATTCTCGCCTGCATCTCATCAGAATCTTCGCAGACACACATGCAGCCTTCAACCGGGCACTTTAGCTTCGGCACTAGTCACAGCCTTCTCCATATCGATTAGGAAGTCTTTTGCAGTTGTACTCCGAAGAGTCTCCAGCGCCTTGTCAATCTCACCTAGAACTTTCTCGAGCTGAGCCGTATCCTTCACATTCGCCAATATCATTCTTGCCCAGGCCAGAGCCTGGAACGCCCCACGTACATACTCGTTCATGAATCATCACCAAAAGAGAACAGAACTTCCATGAAGGCTGTTTAAGACCCCATGCTACGACGTACATTCAAGAGCCGGAGAATGAGAGACCCCATCGAAAGTGATCTGCGTACGTACTTTAGGCTGTGCCAAGATGCTCGTGCGCGCACTTGTTCATATTCTGACACAAATGGGGGTTGCATGTGGTGAGGAATCTCTGTCCTGAGAGCATCACGCTTCAGAGCATGAGAACCACACGCAAACCCCAAACATGTCTGGTCATTCTCCAACATAAGACGTTTGCGTTTCGCGCCTAATACCGAGTGAACTTAGCGCGCGCACTGATTCTGATGCCCGATATTCAGAAAGCTGAGTGTGAGAGATGGCTGAAAGTATTTCAGTCTTGGTGTTGTTGGAGAAATCGGCTGAAAGTGAGCGCAGCGTCGTTTCGCCAAAAGAGATAGGCTTTACTCTGCGTGAGAATGCTCAAGATCTTCAGCATCTTGGCTAGCCTCTCCGGACTCGCCTCATCCAGGATACGCTCAAACTTCTCTCGGTCCAAAATGGCGTCTCCCACCTGAGCGAGCCGCTTACGGTAGAGACCATTGTTTCTGCCGAAGTCCCTGAGGACAGCTTTGACTTTTACTACGAGGGTAGGATCTGCCTCGAGCTTGTGCAGGTTATAGGCCTGGCTGCTGAGAAACGTGTGGCTGAAGCCGAGCTCCTCAAGCTTGGCCACGTAACGGAGTAACCTACGATCCGCCTGACTGACTGCAATCTTACGCATGCCTGCGCGTTCGAAGAAGGGATTAAAGCGGGCCATGACAGCGACGGACTCGACGTAAGGCCTTCCGCACTTGAGCAACGTGTCCCGGACCAACTTCTCACCCAGCCCGATGGTGCGGTATTTCGGATGAACCACTACACGCCCGATGAGAGTCCAGTCTTTATTCAATTCCTGCAGCATGATCTTCCTGCCTAGAGTGAGAATCCGACCAATAGTAGCCAAGCTAGGCGACTTGTACACGATGGCACCTATCATTTCCTCGCCGCGTTTCAACGCGAAGACCTTATGCGCGATGGGAAGGCTGCCGGAATCGCGGTAATGGAATCCCTCGAGTTGCTCCCTGTAGTCCTTGAGCGAGGCCTTCACGACGTACATGTCTTTGACGAGGGTGCACTCTTTGGCAGGCTCGTTAGCGTAGTAGTCGACTGTGATCTCACGGCCATAACGCTTGTGAACATGCACCGACGGATGCAAGTCGTCAAAGAGATCCATGTGAGTCGTAGCCACAAGAACAGCTCTACCGGTCTGCCTAGCGAGTTTCTGCACATTGAAAGCCACGATTTTTGCAGTGTCCCGGTCCAATGTGGCGCAGAATTCATCCATGACCCACCATTGAGCGCCAGACTCAATCATCTTGGCAATGCGATATCTATATTTTTGGCCATCACTGAGCTCCTTGAACCGCCTGACAAACAAGAAAGCATCATTCAAACCAACGCGGCTGAGCAACTCGAGACCTTCTTCAACTGTTTTACCCACAGTCTCGATCAGCGGTTTTTCTTCATCGATAACTACATCGGTGACATTGATTACTCCGCCTAACTCAGGGTTGTCTCGGATATCCGCCTGCAATACTCGTAGTAAAACCGACTTGCCACTACCCGACTCACCAGTGATCAACACAATGTCCTTGGGTCCAATTTTCAGCTCCACATTGTCATAGATAGTGAATTTCTGCTCCTGGTCCACGCCGACGCCAAAAGCCTCGCTCACAGCGATGGTTCTTGGCGTGATCTCAGTGGCTGTTTTGTAGGCGATGTCAATAATGAACTTCCCACTATGTTTATCGTAGCGTCTAGCCCAACTAGTTATTTTGAACTGTTCTCTTCGCTTAGTCAATATGGAACCACCGCAACAAAGGGGTCTGTCTCCTCTACACTTGCAGCCACAGCCAAACAAATCGACCAGAAAATGTCATCGTGAGTCCCCGGCGCGTGAAAGAATCGAATGTTGCCTTCACCTTCACTGCTTTTACCTGAAAGTTGTTCAAATTGCTCTACAGCCAAACCAGCGATAACTTCTTCATCGAAATAAAAGCGGAATTGTTTTTTCCCCATAAATTGCTTCAAATAACCAGCATATTTCTGCTTAGCCTGGAGCGACAGAGCTACACCTTCGCAACTAGGAATCTGATATTTCATGGTCTCTGCTAAGGCTCGTTCATTAGTGTTATCCACGAAAATTTTTGCTGTTTCTTGCCAACGTTCAGCCAAAACCTTTGTGTGGACCCCGAGCACATCATATTTTGTGCCTAACGGAAAAACGTGACAATACCGCAGAAAACGCACTTCACCCACTTTCTCGATCGCAGACAGTACAGCATTATCTTGTTCTTGCCCCACATCCAAACCCATGTAAAACTCCAAGTTCTGGAAAGAATCTTCAAAACGCCAGGGTTCTACTGCTGTACTGTCCACGCAGGAAGTGATCAGGTCTTGACTCAACCATCGCCCTTGATCCTCCGTAAATTTGATTTCGTATTCTCGTGCGAACCTATCTGGGTCAAGTTGTTGCCTCTGAAGATCAATAAACTCCTGAGAAATCAACTTAGCAACTACGGCATCTTGCCATGTTGCCCTGAATTGACGCCAGAGAGGAGCCACTTTAGGATCATATTGGGTCTTCCAATAGAAGCCGCGTCCCCAAGGAGTGCTGTTCAATATGATTTGGGCGCCTTTGTCCCACCGAGTAGCCATCTGTGGAGTAAGAGTACCCTGAACTAGCTCCTCACATTCTTTGATAAACCCCGCCTCTTCGATGTCAACAATATCGCTGGTTTCTCCTCGCAACTTCTCTAGGCTAAAAGGAAAGGCTTTGATACGACTGCGATTACGCAAGCGAATGATGGTTTTCAGAGACTTTTCAACCCATGCATGATAAGCAACGGGATGCATTTTGTACAATGTATCAGTCAATTTCTCGATGAGAAGTTTGCTCTGGCGAAGACCAGGCGAGGTTACTGTGGCTTGACTGGCTGGATGCCGAATACAAAATTTGAAGAGTTTAAGCCCGATTGCTGTAGTCTTACCGCCTTGGCGGGTCCAAAGAACGCTTAGTTGTCGATCCTCGCAAGGCACAAAATCAAGTTGATAGGGTTTAAGGTTAAGGTTTATGAATGTAGAGCAGAAGAATGGTTCAGCCCACATGTTTTGCGCAGAGAGATTTTGACATTTGCCATAAAGGTCGTGAACGGCTTCCAAATCGAATTCGTTATGAGGCATAATCCGCCGGTAAACAACGTCTGGCCGCTGGCCACTCATCTCAGCAAGAGCCCGCGCCAAAAACCATACTTCTCGCCTATCACTTTGCGATATCTTCATGGCCTGCAATTTTTGGATTTCACGCCACAATCCAGGAATGCTCTCAGGCAAACCCCTGTAACCAAGTGACATTACTCAGCAACCTGCTGCTTCTTGATTTCCGACAAAACCCGCTTGATCTCGTCCAAATCAGCGAGCCGTTTCGGTCTCAGAGACAAATTCAACAAACGAGCAGCAAGTTTCATCCATTGCAACTCAAGCTTGTACTTTTTTTGTTTCCGCCAATGTAACGCAATCTCGTAGGATTCAGCTGCCAAAAGCCTAGCAATCTCATCACGTTGAGAAAAAGATTCAGCCCTCGCGATCTTGCGTTTGTCGAGCTTTTTGGCGGCGCGTGAGAAGGCTCTGAATGTTAAAAAAACTATCTTTTTTTCATCATTCACTCCGATCACCCTTTCAATGTTAAGAAGACACCTAGTACCGTGCCGCAAGTACCTGTAATAGCCGCGAACACTTCACTGTTCCATGCTCGCAGTACGATTAAGTGAACGATCTCTAAAACTATCAGGCCAATGAGAAAGACCAAGGCGAAATAAAGAGCATACAATAATCTAGTTGATGGCGGAAGTTCAATAACCTCGATTTTTCCGCCACGTCGACGCCTATATTCCTTTCTGGTGAGGGCTAACTTCAAACTTTTTTTCAAACCCAACGAACTTTCACCACTCGTTTGTGCCAACCGCTCTTAGGAATGCGAATCGGATACTTCTTCAACTCATCACGGATCGCTGGAAACAATTTTTGAAGGTGCTGCGGGTCGATGAGAACAACATAATCGATGAGCTCCACAGGGATACGGTCGGCTTCCCACTCTCCAGGATCAACAAGTTTCGATTTGCCAAGGATCAGGTGCTGCCGTTTGTGACCTTTCACACCCAGAAAGTAGCCTACAGCCCAGATTGGATTGTCGTAGGCGGCTGGAACCTCAGGCAAGCGCCCCCGATCAAGGCTGGCGTCAAACCATTTACACAAAATCAAATCCCCGGGCCGGAGGTCTTCAATTTTTACTTGTTTGCTATTCATGGTTAAACTCTCCCGATTTTGTAGCGCGAAAGGCTACCCGTTTTGCTTCTCAATGCGTAAAGATAATCAGCCAGCAATGGCGGCTCTTTTCCGAGCTCTAATGTCACTTCCAGAGTCTGGGTCTCCGCAATCAAGCGATAGTCCGGGATGACTCGGTAATATCCATCAACATTCTCATTCGGCAAAGTAACCCAGATTCTGTCAGCTGCAAGGATAGGCGCCGTGCCGTAGTCAACGACGTCACTAACAACTCTAATGTACTCCGCAGGGCTGCTCAGGTGATCGTGAAGGGCTTTCGCTCGGAGCAAACACTCATTATCGCTGTGGAGCTCTTCATCCGTGTCAGCGAGCTCGCGGGATCCTGAACCGTAGGTGGCGCTCCATCGTGCACTGTTGAAGAAGAGATTATCAACCCAGAAGCTGCCAGTGCCCGTTCCTGAAAAGTGCATGTCCCACCAAATCTCGTTAATAATCGCCCAGTTGAAGTTCGCTATGTCGCCTTGCCATTCATCCGCGTATTTCTTGCCAACATTGAACTTCTGAAGCAACCACTTATCAGCTTGGATCTGAAACTCCCTGGAGATCAGAGTACCATCGCCATCTTTCAGAATGATTGTGGCCTGGCCACTGAAGACCGATTCTCTGCGGATCTGAAACAGAAGACTTGGATGCGTATTGCAGTTTGGCTGCCACCCCGATGGGATGATAAGGCGCAGGCGGCCGTAATAGTCGGGTGTACTCGTAGTATGCTTGATGCTGTAAGACCCCACGGCTTTGGTCACACCATCGAGAGAGACTGAGCCTGTTCCTGTGCCGCTGACCCAGTCGTTTATCGTGTCGGTGTTGATGTCGAGAGTCTCTGTCCAGGAGTCTCCGTTTGCCGGGTTCTTCTTCTCCGCAGCGCCGTAAATGTAGATTTTGTCCCTTTTGCGGAAAACGCTCTTTCGATACTCACTTACCTCAAGTCGCTCTGAAAGGCTCACTGACGAAGTCTTGCTGTTCTTAGGAAAGAACTCGAATTTACCGTCAGGCGCCACACGAAAGTCGAAACCGATCACACCGGATTTGTCAGCTGTCTTCGCAATGAACTTGATTATGTCGAAGGCAGGCGTGTTTTCATATTCCAACTTCGTATATGTGGTGTCCGTATCTTCGATCAACTCAACAGAGCTACGAACGTGGCTCAAGCCCACAAAATAGTCGATTACATCTTTGACAACAGCTTCGCCTTTTTGGCTTTCATAAGTCTTAGTGACAACTCGACGGAAAAGACGCTCACCCCAACACCTACCCAAGACCCTCAGAAAATTCTCGCCGAGAGCATTGGACTGAGCCTTGATCTCTTCAACCGTTATAGTAGCAACCAGCGGGCAGTTGGCTCCCCTGCCCATGCTTATGCTGCCATCATCACTGACATTGATGGGATACGTGCCACCTGGACTGTATTTCTTATCGAAGTTCGAGAGCAGGCATTCAAAGCTAGAAACCTCGTCAGTAGCGCCTAGGTGTACTCTCAACTCAAGGACGTCGGTTTGAGGCGGAGTGACCGATCCGAACACAAGGGCGCAAACAGGCAGGGCGACGCTCAATATTCAACCCCGCGGCGATAGTAGTCCTCTTCACCAGCCCGCCTAATCGAGCGGGTTGGAGTCTTGGCTAACTCTGCATTGTACTCAGATTGGGCAGAAGCAGCGTCTCTAGTTGTGCTGGCCAGCCAAGCCATGTAAGCCCCCGTGGCGATTATCAGACCTACGCCTAGTGTGAGCAATGCGATTTTCATGGCTAATGCGGCGTTCAGTATCCAGGTTGCGGCTGCTGCAATGTATGTGGAGGCTGTGTGAGCAATCTGGCTTATTGATGTGGCAGTTAAGACGCCTTTCAGCGAAGTGAACAGATGCACAGCTGTCATTATTCCCGTGAGCATGCGTCCGGTCTGAGAATCAAGAGCTCCAAAGGCATAGGCTAAATGAATACTGTCCATAGCGATTGTTCGAAACGCGTAACTCGCTCGGTTCTCAGCCTTAACAGCAATGTTGATCTCGTGAAAACTCATCTCATGCTAGCCTCCGATATCGCCTGATCTATGGCACGGTTGACAGCCTGAACCAGACTAGGCATGCCGCTTTGCAGAGCCCTAGACAGAAAGCGCCTAGGTTTCATGAAACGAGTCCCGAATTCGACGAAGGCAGCGTAAGGTGCTCTGGCGCCAAACTTGAATGCCCACTCTCGAACGCGTTCAACAAATATGGTCCTAGCAAGGTAGCCAGTACGCTTGGGAGCGAAATACTGAGCTGTGTCCTGCATGGCTTTCAACTCGTAGTTAAGAGCCTGGTCCACGAAACCGCGCATAGTCTCATCGAAATACTCCATTTTCCCCTGTAGCTCAGGAATCCCGTAGACATCGACTTGCATTTCAACGGACACGATGATGCGCCTCACGCTTCGCCTTAGCGACTTCGTCCTCCGTTTCTTGGTCAACCTCGCCTAGAATCACGATTAGTTGCTCGACGTCTTTTGCTGACTCTCGTCTGATTTCATGGGGCAACTTTCCGAATTCTTTGCAGAGTCGGAATTCAATGAGTGCTGGATGGGCTTTTCGCCTTCGGATGGCTCGGATAAAAAACGTTGTTCATCAGGAGTTATGCCGCAGAGTCTGTTAGCGACCCGTGAAAACAGCTCACCCAACTCGATCGGAATGCCCTCGTCTTCACCGAGGAGCCTCTGAAGACTAATCGGCTTCGAATCCGGCTGTGTCCGAAGACTTGCCCCAATAGTCTCCGCCTGGATAGCCACGAGATCGCTGCTGATCACTTGCCCTGTCATCGGGTGATATCTGGTGTGCTTCTGAATGATCCGGCTCCGCTTAGCCCAAGTGATCTCTTGAAAGACATAGCGACCAGCGTATTCATCGCCGAATCGACCATCAATTTCAACTGTTTCTTTTCTCATTTTCAATTACCTCCATGATTGAGATATCGCAGAAGAACCGCAACTTCAATCTCGTGACTTCTGCTCGTTTTGTGCTTGTCTGCCAAGGCCTCAATGAATTTCATTAGGTATTCGGGCAAAACGAGGTGAATGTGGTCTGTGCGCACCCGGTCTTTGTGTGTCATTTATCCGCTCCCCACGATCACGATATCGAAGCTGAAGCCCCTTATGTCCGAGATCGCAGAATTGACATGCAACGTCAGCGTGATTGGAATATAGTCATCGATTGCCAGCGGGTCTCCAGCATAATCCCAGGTGAGCGCGATGAAATCGCTGGCGTTGGTTGGACTCCAGTTTTCTGTACGCATGCTAAGATTCAAGGGAACATTACTTTTGTTCACGATGTAAGCGCTGTAAGTTTTGTTTTCGCCTGGCTCCACGAGTCCCCAATCGATTTGAGTTACCGAAGCCGTGAAGTTGATGTCTTTGTAGATGCCTACGCCTACGACTTTGACTGCTGCCTTGTTTTCGATGCGCTGCGTGTACTGTTGGATTGCTAAAGTCGACATAGAACCCAGAAGAAACGTTATAGCCAAGGCGATGAGGACAAATAGTTTTCTCGTTTCTTCCACCTCCTTAGCTGATGACGACATCACGTGCCACAAATGGCGCCTTCAGAGAAACAAGGTCCTCAATCTTGGTTGGAGAGCCGACTTTCTCCCACTTGCAGTATTTGAACAGGGCGCTGTTGGCTCCGCCCAGGCCAACTTTGACGCTGAACTCGTTATCGTTGACTACGTCATCGTACTCTTGCTTGCTCTCAAACTCGAAAGTCAATTCGCCAGAGAGGACCCTGTGGCGCTCTTGAAGATACTTGAGAAGATATCCGCTCGTGCTTCTGATCACAGGCACTCTCTTAAGCGAATTTTCAATGACGAATTTCCAATCCGTGACTCTCTCAACCGTGGTTAGGCCTGACCCGTCTCCAGCTCCACGCTGCACATAACTTTCATAGAAGGGCACGACTCCGGCGTAATCGGCATAGTTGGCTCCGCTGATTTTGGCGGTTCCAACAGCCAAGTCTTGACCGATCAAGTCTACCGTGGCCTTAACCACGTCCTCAATGGAGCACCCAACTGCCACCTTATCCATTCGGCAGCCCTTATGCAGCAAGTCAATGATGCCGCTTGCTTTCTCGTAGAAAACCTCAACGCTCATTGAATAGAGAGTCGTGACATACTGCAGAAAGTTTATGGGTGCATCGCTCGGCAAAGCATAGCCCACTTTCAAGTCGACATGTCTCAAGCCTCGGCGCACGACTTGGAGATCTCGCGAACCCATGCCACGGACTTTGATCAGTCCTGGGTCCAGGGCGGGTTCAACGTTTTCAGCCGTTGCGATTCCGAGCATGTTTGGATTCGTAGGTGTTACGCCGTACGTTGTTTCCTGAACGTAGTAGATTTTTGCTTCATGCGCTCCATAGACGCTCATACCATTCTATCCTCCTATACTGCGATAACATTTTCAAACATCCATCCAATAACCAAGAATTCCGTGTGGAGCAAGAACGGCTTGACAGACACGTCATCGGCGTCATTGAAGGTGCCGAACTTAACGTGTGTCAAACCTTCCACGGTTAGAGCGCAGGACGCGTAATCGCAGTAGAGAGCAGCTGGAGTTACGCCATTGCTTGGATTCGTGGTCCTGGCCAGAAGGTACAAGTAACCGACGCCTGAAGAATCCATTTGAATGTAGTCGGTCAGGTTCGAAGTCAACGTGATAGTGATTGTTTCGTCAGCTCCACCGGACCCAGTTTGAGCATTTTGCCAAGCGGCGGCAACATGGTTCCAAACCTTGATAGTGACGCCGTTGCCCCCCGGGGCAATACCATAGCCCTCAAAACTCAAAACGATCTTCTTCACGTTATTCTCGTGCGGATCATACCTTGAAGTTTCGAGCTTAATCTTGAATAGCATCATCGCATATTCGAGGTTCACAGAAGTTGACTTGCTGAATCGACTGTCATCACTGTACCACAAGTTCTGATACCCTGCAGCGGTCAGTTCAGTCCAGCTGGCAGAAGAAGGCACCAGCTCCGATGCGGCAGCACCGTGATAAGCGTCATGCGGTCCACTCGTGCCCAGGGCGTAGAAGTCGTACGTGGTCTCGTTTGGTTTGACCCTTTTCTGACGAATGATGCGAAGGATCTCCTCACGGAGTTTAGACCTGGTCCTGGTTCCAGGTTGTTTTCCAGTTTTGTCGACAGCCCAGCAGTCGACCTTAAGATTCAAAATGCGCTGCGTGAGAGACAGACTGAGGTTCAAAGGCTTGACTTGGCTAGGCTGCCGCAGGCCCGCCGTGACTTGTCCGTCGTAGTTTTTGAGCAGCTCTCGGTCATACCATTCCCGACTGCAATAGATGCTCGCTAGGCTGCCATCGTCATTGACGACGCGAATGTTGCTTCTGAGCAAACGCACAATCGTGGTCACAGGATCCTCAACTTCAGTCATTGCCCAAGAAGCCTCCTACAAACAACCTTGCGATGAATGGTGTCGCCTTGAAAATCAAACTCCTGGATCTCGGTGACCTCATAGTCGACTCCTTTGCGACGTATCTTGTCATGATGCCTCACCGGAGCAAAAACATGAAGCACAAGATAGTCAGTGAGGATATAACCAGCTTCAGGCAAAATCTCTTCAACCCGAGCTGGAGAAACGATAGCTTGAATGTCCACTGCAGCCGCGTAAGAAACTGTCTCAGCAGCCTGGATGATTGAAAACAAGAGCACATTCTCGCCATGCTTTCGTAGGATTCGAGTGAACGGTGTCACAGGATCTTGGTAATTCAGGAAGAGGAGAGAAAGCCACGCATTATTTGCCATTGCCTTCTGAGTAGTCGATGGACTATAATCCGTGAACAGAGTGCCCCAATACATGAATTCATCTTGGTGCTCGTTGATGATCTGCATGGCAAACTGAAAACTCGATTTGTCATGGGCTGCCCTGATGCGCCACAGGATTCCGCTTGTGATGTTGTCATAGTAGTTGCAGGCTGGAAAACGACTTACGACATCGATGTATCCTGGCCAGCAGATCGCAGGATTGTAGCCTGGATACTCCGC